TGTGTTAGCACAAGTAGGAACTGATTGATTTGATATATGGCTATAGACAGAGCTTCCATACTCGATGACATCAATATTGTCATATTCGGATAAATCGATGTCAAAAGTTTTAGAACCTCCTCCTTGAGATTGATTGCCTGTAGTAAACTCAGCACCAGTCATACCATAGGCATTGTTTGATGTGGCTACATCATTGATGTTTTGGTCTGTGCTATCACCTAATAAATTTTCTGTCGTAACTGTTTCTGATTTAGAATAAGAAGAAGCCAGTAGAAATAGCGAGAAGTATGCCACCACCCACGAGATATTTTTTAACATTTGACTCCTTTTGATAATCAGGTCGATCTGTAGGGTGACTATCCCAACCAGCTTGTGCTAC